ATGCGATACACGCATAGCTCGGGGCCGACCATGCGGGAGCAGATGCGTGACCTAGGGATCGTCGAAGGCGCGGATCGAACCTACCGCAACTGGTTGACCCGTCTGCACCAGCAAGTGATGTTGGTTCTGGCGGATCGCAACAGCGGCTTGCGTAACTCGGGTGGGCAATCGCAGAAACACAGCTACAGCCGTGCGATGGTGGCGCAGCTAAGTAGAGCGAGCAGATGACCGCTCGTCCGGGCACGCTGTCGTATTGTGGTCGTATTGCGGTCGTGTTCTGGTCAGATTTGGTAGTACCGAAAAACACCTCTTTTCGGTCTTTCCGGAGCAGGGTAAAAAGGCACCACGATATGCGAGAACCGCTTAGGTAGACCGCGAACTGAGCACAGTGCTGTGCAGTTGGACCCAGCCTTCCCCAGGCTGTTACCAAACCCCGCTTCGGCGGGGTTTTCTTTTTCGGCCCATTGGGTAACTGCATTGGAGTACGACGATGGCCGAGCCAGCGAGCACGACCGCATCCGTAGTGGTGGCCGGCGCCGCCGGTGTTGGGGTCGCAGGGCTGTTGACTGGGATTGATATGCTGGCAGCCATTGGCGCGCTGGCTGGTGCATTGGTGTTCTTCACTACCACGGAAGAATTGCCAGTTTGGAAACGGGCGGTCTTTCTCCTGGTGTCGTTCGTGATGGGATATCTGTTTGCGCCTGCGCTAACTGACTTCGAAGTCTGGGGCATTCGGCCCTTCAAGTACTCGGGCCCGGCTGCGTTCGGTGCGGCAGTCCTGGTAGTCACCGTCGCGCTCGCCGCGATCAAGCGTCGTGGAAAATTAGGCGCTGAGCAGCCTGGAGGTCAGGATGGATAATCCATTGATTCCCGCTCTTCTGACGCAGGCCACCTTCTGGTTGTGTCTGGCACTGTTTGTCAGGCTGTTCACGTTTCGCCGCAAGGGCGCACGCTTCCGTCGCGACATGAGTTGCCTCGCTTGGTTGACGATGGTCAGTTCCGGCACGGCGATGATGTACATCAGCAAAGGGCTGCTCATCATGCAGCCCGTGTCCTGGCCGTTGGTTGTCTTGCTTGGTGTGTTCGTCGGCTCGGTATGTCAGAGCAGCGGCAACCTGGCTCAAGTCTGGAAGGTAGGCCAATGAGGTCGGCAGACAGACGCACCAGCAGCTCGGCGCGCGGTTACACATACCGCTGGCAGAAGTCGCGGGATGCCTACTTGGCTGAGAATCCTTTTTGCTGCATGTGTTCGACGGACACTCGGCCAGTTGCCGCAAGTGTGGTCGACCACATGGAAGCGCCTCGGCTGACTGACGCCAAGGAGAGCGGCGATCCGGTGCGCATCAAGACTTCATGGAAGCTGTTCTGGAGTCGCGACAACTGGCAGTCGCTGTGCAAGTTCTGCCATGACTCGACCAAGCAGCGGATGGAGAAGAGCGGCACGATCATCGGGTGCACGGCTGACGGAATGCCGCTGGACCCCAACCATCATTGGAATCGCACCTGATTGCACCTGTTTGGTGCGTTTTAGTAGCGCTACTAAAAACCAGCTGAAAAGTACTCCCGAAAATTTCCGAGTACCGCGGGGTAGGGGGGGCAAAAAACTTCCTACCTTCAGCCTTCTAGACCGTTCGCCCCCCTCGCTTCGCAACGCCGTGGAAAATGGATAGGGGGGTATCGACCGTCGGGGGCTTGTTTTCCCACATTTCGGAGGTTCGACCATGGCAGGAAATGCCAACTCAGGCCGGCAAGGCCAGCCTGCGGTGCTCAAGCTGCTCAACGGCAACAAGGCAAAACAGAGTTTCAGCGACTTGATGGATGAGGTGAAAGACACCGGCGTCCCGATCGCTGCACCTGCAATGCCAACCTGTTTGAGCGATGCCGCTGTCGCTGAGTGGGAGCGGGTGATTCCAGACCTGATCGTGCTCGGCCTGGTCAGCACGCTCGACGGCATGGCGCTCGCCACTTATTGCGAGGCCTTTGCCGACTGGCAGCGTTTCCGTCGCCGCATCGCCGAACTCAACGCCAAGGCGGACAGTTCGGATGCTGGCGATGTCCAGACGTTCGCAACCGGCGCGAAACAGATCTCGGTGTGGCGCCAACTGGCTAACGACGCGGAAAAACGCGCGAATACCGCTGGCGCGCAGTTCGGATTCTCTCCCATGGCTCGCCGGAATTTGAAGACGACGGCACCCCAGGGAGAGCTGTTCCCCAATGAGCAACGAGACGCCGCAAGCCGATACTTCAGCTGACGATCGTGTCAGCGCTTTTGCCAACGATGTTTTGACCGGGCGAATCGTCGCCGGACCCGACGTTCGAAACGCCTGTAAGCGTCACCTGCGTGATTTGGAGCATGGCCCCGCCCGCGGGCTGATTTGGGTGCAGGAGCTGGCCGACCGTGCCATCGGATTTTTTGAGGACGTACTCTGCCTCAATGGCGGCGAATATGAGGGCATGCCGTTTCTGCTCGCGCCGTGGCAGACGTTTGTCGTTGGCAGTTTGTTCGGCTGGATGACTGAAGACGGGTTTCGTCGTTTCCGCCTGGCCTACATCGAGACAGGCAAGGGTTCTGGCAAGAGCCCGCTGGTCGCGGGCATTGGTCTGTACGGGCTGGTGTCGGATGGCGAGCAGCGTGCCGAGATCTACGCCGCGGCGACCAAGCGCGACCAGGCCATGATTCTGTTCCGCGACGCTGTATCGATGGTCGACATGTCCAAGCACCTGAAGAGCCGCTTGCAGCAGTCAGGCCGCGACGAGAAGGTCTGGAACCTTTACTACCCAAACACGCGCTCATTCTTTCGGCCAATCAGCGCCGATGAAGGCCAGTCCGGGCCGCGACCGCATATTGGTCTGCTCGACGAGCTGCATGAGCATCGCACGGCCACCACCGTGAACATGATGCGGGCGGGCACCAAGAACCGTCGAAAAGCACTGGTGGTGATGATCACCAACAGCGGCTCCGACAAGAAGACGGTGTGCGGTCAGTACCACGACCTTGGCGTCCGGATCTGTGAGGACAAAGAGCAGGACGATAGCTTTTTTGCGTTCATCTGCTCGCTGGACAAAGACGATGAGCCGTTCAAGGACGAATCATGCTGGCCTAAGGTGAACCCGTCATTGGACTTCATCGCAGAGGGGCAGACCGACGGCATTCCCGGTCGCATGTACCTGCGCGAGCAAGTCCAGTCGGCACGCGGTTTGCCCGCCCAGGCGTCGGTGGTTCTGCGGCTGAACTTCTGCAAGTGGACGCAAGCCGAGTCGCCCTGGCTCTCGTATGAGATCTGGAGCCAGGCCAGCGAGCGCGTACCGATGCATTTGTTGCGTGACCGGCCCTGTGTTGGTGGTCTCGACCTTTCCAGCACCACCGACCTTACAGCGTTTGTGCTGCTGTTCTGGCCGGTACCGCACGATCCGCACTGGCGGTTACTGCCTTATTTCTGGATACCTGACCACGACCTGGCTGAGCGGGAGAAGCTGGACAAGGTGCCGTATGCGCTTTGGATCAAGGATGGCGAGCTGGAGACGACGCCCGGGCGTGCGATCAGCAAGCTTTTCGTGCTCCGGCGGTTGCAGAAGATCTGCGACTATTTCGGCGTCACGCGGATTGCCTATGACCGTTGGCGGATCGAGGATCTGATTCAGCTCAAGGATGAGCACGATATCTCGCTGCCCGAAATGGTGGGCTTCGGTCAGGGCTTCAAGGACATGGGGCCAGCGGTGGATGAGTTCGAGCGGCGGTTGCTCGGTTTGCCTGAGAAAAAGGTAGACCACGATCTCGGGCCTGATGATTTCGAGATCGTCAGCGAGGTTGAGGACGAGGTGGAAACGCTTCGTCACGACGGTAATCCGGTCATGACCTGGTGCGCTGGCAACGCCGTGATCGTTTCCGATCCGGCGAATAACCGAAAGGCCGACAAGGCAAAGGCGACGGGCCGCATCGACGGCATTGTCGCCGCGATCATGGCTACCGGCATTAGCGGGAAGTACTCCGGGACCGGTGGCAAATCAATCTATGACGAAGGGGCAAGCATATGAAGCTTACGATTCTGTCCTGGCTGGCAGGGCTGCTGGGCTTTGGGCTGCTGGTTGTCGGAGTGTCGATGATCAGCCTGCCAGCAGCCTTCGTCGTCGCCGGTACCGGTTTGATGGCTTGGGCTTGGCTTGCCGACCGAGCATCTGCTGCCATGCAACGCAAAGCGCAGGGGGGTTGAGCATGTTCTTTTCCAATGTGCTTGGCGGTGATGCGGGAAGTCTGACGGATCCCGGTGGCGGCTTCTGGCGCGGACTGATCGGTGGCAGCCGCAACAGCTCGGGGATTTCCGTTACTCATGATTCAGCGCTTGGCATCCCTATCTTGCAGAACTGCGTCACGTTGCTGGCTGAGAGCGCGGCGCAACTGCCGCTGGAAATTTTCCGGCGACAGGGTGAGGGGAAGCGCGAGGCCGCGATCAACCATCCGCTTTATGACGTGTTGCGTTATCAGCCCAACGGTTTCCAGACACCGTACGAGTTCCGGGAGTGCATGCAGCTCTCCGCAGGATTACGTGGCAATGGCTACAGCTTCATTGATCGTCGGGAGGACGGCAACGTAACGGCGCTGTGGCCCTTGCATAACGATAAGGTCCAGGTGCTGAAGGGTGGCGATCTGCTGCCGTACTACCGCGTCGGTGGTGGTGAGACGATGCCCATGCGGATGATCCACCACGTCCGATGGCACGCGACCAATCACTACGTCGGACTGTCACCCGTCGAGTTGCATGCCGAGTCGATTGGCCTGGCAGAGGCGGTTCGCAAGTACACCGGCAAAAGCTTCGCCAATGGCGTTGCTGTCTCCGGGGTTATCGAGCGACCACGCGAGTCTGCGGCCATCAAGGACAAGGCCAGCATCGACAAAATCGTCGATCAGTGGGGCCAGAAGTTCGGCGGCATGGACAACGCCAAGAAGGTCGCGCTGCTGCAGGAGGGTATGACGTTCAAGCCGGTGTCGATGAATAACGTCGACGCCGAGATCCTGGGCATCCTCAAGCTGACGGGTACCGACATTGCTCGGATTTACAAGATCCCGCTGCCCATGGTCAATGACCTGGAGAAGTCGAATTACAACACGCTGGAGCAGCTGCTGATCCAGTTCGTTATTTTTGCGCTGCTCCCGTGGGTCAAGCGGCATGAAGAGTCGATGATGCGCGACTTCCTGTTGCCTGCCGATCGCCGGGAATACTTCATCGAGTTCAACCTCTCCGGCTTGCTGCGCGGCGACCAGAAGAGTCGCTACGAAGCCTACGCGATAGGCCGTCAGTGGGGTTGGCTGAGTGCCAACGACATTCGTCGACTGGAAAACATGCCCCCGGTTGCAGGCGGCGATATCTACATGCAGCCGCTCAACATGGTCGATGCCGGAAAGTCCGGCGCCGATCTGGCGAACCCCAAGGTGCGTGCGCAGCTGGAGCTGCAGCAAGCCGAAATCGGAAGGATTCTGGCTCAATGAAAAACTACCTTCGGGCATCAAGCCTACTGTTCAACCAGCCATTGCTCGTGACGCCGGACATGCTTGATCTGGGCGTGCGCTGGGCTAATCAGGCAATGAGCCTGAACATCGTCAATATCGGTGCGGTGGGTCTACCCAAGCTTTGGGCTGACGACGGCATCGATCACATCGCACAGCGTGAAGAGCAGCGGCGTACGGCGATTGCCAGTACGGGTGTTGAAGTCATCCCGGTTAGCGGCGTGTTGGTCAGTCGTGGCAGCCACATTGGCATGTGCGAAACGATGACCAGTTACGAAAGCCTCCGCGCGCAGATCCGCCAAGCGGTGGCGGATCCGATGGTTGAGCGCGTAGTGCTGGACATCGACAGCCCCGGCGGGTCGGCTGTGGGGGCGTTTGAACTGGCCGCTGATATCCGGGCCATGGCACAACAAAAGCCCATCACCGGCATCGTCAACTTCATGGCCTATAGCGGTGGCTACCTGATTGGCGCTGCGTGCAGTGAGCTGGTGGTTAGCCAGACCAGCGGCGTCGGATCGATTGGCGTGATTGCCAGCCACATGGACCGCTCGAAACAAGAAGAGGGGATGGGCGTTAAGGTCACTACGGTGTTTGCCGGGGCTCATAAAAACGACATGAGTCCGCATGAACCGCTGAGTGAGCAATCGCTGCAGTATCTCAACGACGTGGTGCAGGAGAGCTATCAGCTCTTCGTCAACGCGATCGCCGAGTACCGCGGGCTGTCGGTCCAGCAGGTGATGGCAACCGAGGCTGGTTTGTATCGCGGCCAGCAAGGCATCGCGGCCGGGTTGGCCGACCGCCTGCAAAGCCCGCAGCAGGCCGTTGATGACTTATCCCGCTCAGTTGCACTCAGCCGCTCCAATCGCCAGTCAGGCCGCATCAGCGTCCGGGCAGCAGCACTGCAAATGCAAACTTTGATCTGACCGCGTTCGCGGCAGTCTACGAACCCGCCTTGTGCGGGTTTTTTTATGCCCAGGAGGCACCATGTCCCTTGTACTTCAAATGCGTAGCGAACGCGCCACACTTGTCGCTTCGATCACTGCCTTGGCGCAGATCGAAGCGGCCGGTGGCACGCTCAGTGCCGAGCAGCTTTCCCAGTTCACGGACTTGGAAGCCCAGGTAAACAAGTTGAGCGAGAAGATCTCTCGTGCGGAGGCAGCTGAGCGATTGGCTGCTGCGTCGGCGGTACCGCTGAATGAGAGCGCGCAAGGCAACAACAGCCCACCCGCTCATATTTCCGGTCCGTTCAACGAGCAGACAAAGCCAGGCGTGGCGATGGCGCAGATGGTGCGTCTGCTGGTCCAGGCGCAGGGCAACCAGCAGCAGGCTGCTGAGCTGGCGAAAGCCAATAACTTCGGCGCCGACGTGCACATGGCGCTGTCCACCGTCACGGCGGGCGCCGGTGGCGTGTTGGTACCTGAAAATTTCAGTACCAGCGTAATCGAGTCCCTGCGCCCGAAGTCGGTTGTCCGTCGTATGGGGGCGGTGAGCTTGCCGCTGAACAATGGCAACCTCACCATGCCGCGCATTCTGGGTAACACCCAGGTGAGCTATATCGGTACCGAGGAAGACATTCCCGTTACCGATATGCAGTTCGGTGATCTGAAGCTGGCGTCGAAAAAGGCAGCCGCCTTGGTGCCAATCTCGAACGACCTGATTGCCTACTCTGGCGTGAATCCGCGCATCGATGCCCAGGTCAGCGGTGATCTGTCGACCAGCATGGCGCTGTCGGAAGATCTGCACTTCATCCGAAGCGCCGGTGGTGGTTCGCTGCCGAAGGGTCTGCGTTACTGGGCTCCGGCTGGCAACGTGTCGGGTGCGCCAAGCGGCGCGACGTTGGCAATTGTTGACCTTTACCTGGGCGGCATGATGCTGCGATTGGAAGCCGCGAACGTTGATTTGGCTTCCTGCGGGTGGATCATGGCGCCGCGCACCGTGCGCTGGCTCCAGTCGTTGCGCGATGGCAACGGCAACAAGGCTTATCCAGAGATCGACACTGGCAACCTCAAGGGTTACCCGTTCGCGCTCACCACACAGATCCCGGTCAATCTGGGAGCTGGCGGTAACGAGTCGGAGATCTACTTCGTCAATTTCGCCGATTGCTACATCGGCGAAGACACCAACCTGGCGATCGCCATCAGCACCGAGGCTTCCTACAAGGATGCCAACGGCAACACCGTGAGCGCCTTCCAGCGCGATCAGACGCTGATCCGCGTAATCAGCAAGCACGACTTCGGGCCTCGACATGTCGAGTCCGTGTCGGTCGGTACCGGCATCACCTGGGGTGCTGGCATGTAAACCCCCAGCCCCGCCATTCGGTGGGGCTAACTGTTGAACAGGTATCTCGCTATGAAGCCAACCATCATCACGTTCCTCACCCCGTGGCGGGGTTACTCGGTCGGCGAAACTGCCGGTTTCGACGACGATGTTGCCCAAAAGCTGATCGACGGCGGTGCGGCCGAAGCTTACTCCGGCAAGAAAAAGAGCACGCGCGCAGCCTCGCAAAGCACCGATGCGCCAAACGCTGCAGGCGTCGACTCCACCACTGGCACTGCCCCACCAGGCAACAATGGCAGCTCCGACGACACCGGCACTGGAAGCAACGACGGGAAGCCTTAATCCATGGCCCGGCGAATTGCTTACGTCGGTGACCCGGTTCTGACGCTCGCCCAGGTGGCGTTTCAGTGCCGGATCGAGGCCGAGGACATGGAGCCGGAGCTGGTCGAGCAAATCATCATCCCCGGCGTCACCTCTCAGTGCGAATCCGAAACGGGCGCGGGCATACGGTTGGCGACCTATGAGGAGTACTGGCCGGAAGCGTTCAGCTCCGGCCATGCCCTCGACGTCGGCCAGGTGACCGAGATCGATTCGGTGGTGCTACTGAACGAAGACGGTAGCGACTCAGCCCGCGTTGTGCAGTACCAGCTACGTCGCGGTCAGCGAGAGGGGGTCCTGCATTTCCCCTCGGGTCGTCCTGCCGGGACGCTCCGTATTCAGTACCGGGCTGGTACTGACCTCGATCTGCATCCCGGCGTACGCAGCTGGATGCTGATGGCGGC